CAAATCAGGTATTTTTGTTTCATCAATATCTAATTCTTCACTTAAATCTAAATCACATGCTTTATCTTTCCCATATCTTAAATAAGAACCAGATACTTTGGATTTTGTTACTTCAAGTAATTCTTTTGCTTCAGTAATAAATTCATCATCTACGATTTTTGAATAATCAATACTTTTAAATCTTGCCATATAATTATTAAGAAAAATTATTTTGTTTTAGTATTAACCAAGTTGTTACTCTCAATTTCATTTAATGAATTATAACCTAAATATTTATTTTCAAATTCTAAAAGATTTTTTTTTAAACTATTATTTGTGGATGCTTTTGTTTTATATATAGAAAAGCACTTTTAATTTTATATCATATTATCTATAAAAAAAATGATTTTATTTTAATTTAATTACACATTCAAATTAATATGGGAACACAAGGATCATTTGGTTATAAAATAGGACGTAAAGTTAGACTTATGCATGTTCAATTTGATGCAGATTTACTTTGGTATACTTGTATTAGAGAGTTATATATATTGATGAAACATTTCGGATCAATAGATTTATTGCGTGAAGCATTTGAAAATTTAGAAGAGGCTAAAAATAAACCAACACAAGAAGCTATTGAAAAATGCAAATATTACACAGATTTATCTGTTTCAAATCAATCAACAACTGATTGGTATTGTTTATTAAGAAATTGTCAACATAGTTTCATCAATATATTAGACTCTGGATATTTCTTAAATAATGGTCAAAAAGCCGGTTATATCCTGTTATTAGATTTCAACACTAATTCAGTAAGATTTTATGGTATACATTATGATAATACTGAATATGAATATGAGTATAAAACTATTGAAGAAATAATGGATTTTGCTAATATGCCAACTAAAACTATGACAGAAATTTTAATAGATTTAAAAATTAAATACGATGAACAATATGAAAAACTAAAAAAGATTGATGAAAAAATAAACAATATGAATGATATTATAAAAAAAGTAAAAGAAATAAAAACATATGAAAATACAAATGATATAATAGAAATAATTCAACAAGCAAATGAACTTAAAAAAGATTTTGAGTTTCAATATAGAAATTTACAATCAGAGTATCGATATTTCAATCACAGAATTCATAATTTATGTAATTTATAATTAGTTACATTTATTGATGTTTTATATATTTTATCTTTAGGATTCTTAATAGTACCTTCACCTTCAATATAATCATAATAACCAAAAAAACATTTATTATTTATAATCAGATCAATAAATTTATCTTTCTTATAACCAATAGTTAAAAATGTTACTTTATTTTTATAAAATCTACCACATGCAATTAAACCCTTAAATTTTACTGATAATAAATTATTTCCAATAACTTCAACATTAATGTAAGAATCAATTAAATATTCTTCATCAATCCAATATCCATAATTTTTATATTGACTTATTTTATCTATATTTTGATTATACTTATTATTAAAACTAACTAATGTATCATTGACAAGTTTCCATGGTTTTTTACCTAGTGTTAATTTTATGTGTGTTTTTGCACATTGAAAATGAACCCATTTTCTATACATACTATTACAATGATTAAGTGTTGATAACCAAAAATCTTTTGGATTATATGTTTTTTGATATGCTAATGCTAAAACTAATTTTGCATAAGAATATGCATGACTTTTACAAAAACTATATTTAGATAAATTTGATAATCTATCCATAACAAATTTTTTATCTTTATCAACACTTAAAAAATCATCTAATAAATCTTTAAAAATTTTTATTTGTTTATATTTATTTTTAGTAAAAGCTTTTCTATAAATATCTGCAACTGATTCAGGACATTTAATCAAATCTTTTATATATTTAATTGCATCATCATCAAAAATCATATAACTATGAATTTTATTTTCATTAATTAGTTTTTTCAGATATTCATTCTTAAAATCTTGTGCCATTGGTCTTATAATTGCTAAAGCCTTTGCTATATCATCTAATGATGTTGGTTTTAATTCTAAAAATGTTTTTCTCATTGCTGGGCTTTCAGCAAATGTAATTCCAATATTTTTTCCTTTTGATAATAATTCAAATACTCTTTGATCGTCTCTGTTATAAGATTCTATATCTTGTTTAGATATATCAATTAATTGTGCTAAACCTCTATTTGATAATATATCAATTTTAAATAACCCATTGTCTTCAGTTTCATCTTTATTATACTTTATTTGTTTCATACCATCTTTTTCTTTTAATATTAAATCTTCTGGTACCTCTTCATTAAATATTACAATCCCGCCACAATGTAATGAAAAACATCTAAAAGTATTCAATAACTCTTTTTTTTTTGTGATTATTTCATTTTTTAAATTAGAATCTAATTTTAAATCATCAAAACGTTTAATAGATTTTTTATTAATAGTTTTATCAATATCAACATCTTTTATTGCTTTTCTTAGAGCTGACTTTTCTCTAAACATAATATGATTTGATATTCTTGCCATTTTATTTGGAAACTTATTATTAATTCTATTAAATACCTCATCTCTTAAATTATATGGAAAATCAAAATCAACATCTGGCATAGAGTCTCTTAATTCATGAAGAAATCTTGACAAACAAATATTTTCTTTTATTGGATCTATATTTGTAATTTTTGTTAAATAACAAACAAGTGATGAACCAGCAGATCCTCTTATTATATGAGGTATGTCTTCTATAAGATTTGTTATTTCTAATATATCCAATATATATTTTGCAAATTTTTTATGTAACAAAAGTGCAAATTCATGAGTTAATCTTATATAATATTCATTACATGAAGGCACTCCAACTTTAATTGCATTAATTATTTTTTTTATTTTAGTATGTGAATATATATTTTTTAACTGATATGGTGTCATTTTTGTTTCTCTAATAATAATTTCTTCTATTTCAAAAATTTTATCATAAATAGACATACATATTTTATATATTAGGTAAATAGTAATATTAACAATTTTTTTTATTATTCAAAAATAAATATTTTCACCGATATTTTAATATAAAATGAAAAATATAATTATACTAGGAGAAGAATATTGGTTTAATAAAGAGGGAACAATGTTTACTGAAGCAACATATTTATTAAAATCATTAGAATTTCATAGAGATAAAAAAAAATATAATTATATAATAATAAAAAATCCAAAAGAACTTATTGAAACAGTAAATAAATTAAATATTGATACAATAAAAGCAATTTTTTTATTTCAAGATGTACTTTCTGATTCTTATTTAAATAATAAAAGTATATTAGAAATGAAAAATTATATGATTGATTTGAACAATAAAGGTATATATGTATATCCTCCTCCTGAAGTAACCGATAACTTTGGTTCAAAAAAATATAACTTGACATTAAATCAAAAATTATTATGGGCACAACTTCCACATACAAAAGTATATTATGTTCCAAATTATGATCCAGCAAAAGATGAAAATAGAATTTTTACTGCTTTATTTAAATCTGTTGAAGAATTATGGAAAATATTTAAAAAAGTTGTTGTTAAAAAAGGTTATTCATATGAAGGAAAACAAGTTAAAATATTTAATAAGGAAACTATACCTGATTTTTATGAATTTAGAAAAAAAGCAAGAAAATTAAACTTCAAAAATTTTTGGGGAGTTAGAACTTCATCTACCCTTATTGATAAAGGAATAACAAGATATTACATAATTCAAGGATTTAATAAAATTGTTAGTAAAAGACAAAATGAATACAGAGTATTTTTCCATAATGGTAAAGCAAAATTTATTGCAAAAGGAGATGATATACCTAATACATGTGTCAAAGATGAAATTAAAAAACCTTTGGAAAAGGTTGTTATTGATTTTTCAATAAAACTTTTTAAAGAATATATTCCTTTATTTTGGCATCAAAAAAGATTACCTATATTATTTCGTGTTGATGTATCATATGCAGTTGATCCAGAATTTCAAGATGAATATTCAATAAATATTGAAGGGTTTGAATCACCTATAAGAATATATGCAAATGAATTAGAAATTGACCCTACTAGTTTTTTTTATAACCAATTTAGATGCGAAAGTAATAAAGAATTTAGCTCAAAATCCATTCAAAAAAATATGGCTAAATACATAACGAAATATATTAGAGAACTTGAATAAAAAAATTATATATTATCTAAAGTTATTAAAAATTCGCATTCTGTATTATTTTTAATTATTGAATATTTAATCTTTAATATTTCACAAAATTTATTAACAATATTATTAGCTATATTTATTTTAATTGGAATATTTATAACTTCTATATTATTTATTTTTTTAAAAATTATTCCTTTTATTCTTTTTGTTAATAAATTTAATTCATAATTAGTTATAGGACCAAAATTTATTGAAGAATCAATTGAATCATAACTAATAAAATATTTTTCTTTTTTTGTTAGACTTATTTTTTCATAACCTAAATCATATTCTTTTAATTCTAAATTTTTTTCATTTTCTAATTTATCATTTGTTTCATTTTCTAATTTATCATTTGTTTCATTTTCTAATTTATCATTTGTTTCATTTTCTATTACAATATAATTATTTAATATAAAATCAATTTTATTTGAATATAATTTTTTTTTTTTATTTTTAACAAGAATAATAGAATCAGAAATATCATTTATTAAACATAGTTTGCTATTTAAATTTATCAAAAATTTAACCCAATCTTTTTCATTATTTAATGGATTATTATAAATTGGTAATATTGTTTTTGATATATTTTGAAAATTAGCAAATGTAAAATATAAATACAACTTTAAATTTTTATCATAATTTATATAGTGGTTCCATTTTTCTTTTGACCAATTATGATCAACAGCAAAATCTGATTTAATTGAATTGTATACAAAATAACATGATGGTTTCAATTTTTCATTCATTATATAATTATTATAATCATCAGATGAATTTACTACTAACATTTTATTTAAAATTGTATCTGGATCAATAGTATTTATTGCAAAATTTTTATTTATATTTTCTATATTGATAGAATCTGTACAATAACCATCTTTATTAAGATGTAATAAGTTTATTGATTCTAAATATTCTATTTTTTTTTTTATTTCTTTTATTTTTTTTTTATTTTCAAAATCATTAACAATTATATAATCGTCATTACCAAATATATTTTTTTCATTAATTTGTAAAATTTCTTCTTCCAAACTTTTAATTTGATTTATATTATTTTTACAATTACAGTTGTTATTATACAAGTCATTACTACATATTCCATTAAAACCATGGTGTCCTTTTATACAATTACGTCCATAATAACAATAATTTGGTTTATTATTAAAATCATAAATTATACCATCTGAAAAATATTTATTTTTTGGACATTGCTTATTACGTCTAAAAATTTCATATAATAATGAATATTCTGTTTGAGTTAAATTTTTTTCATAAATTTCATTATTCTCAATGATATTAAATAATTTTTCTAATGATTCCAAATTCAAATTATTATTTGGAAATTTAATTTTATCAATTAAATTATCTTTTATTAATTGTGATTGAATAAGTAAAAAATTATCAAAATATATTTTATTTAATTTAATTGTTAATTCAATCAAAGGGATTTTTTTTGTTTTAATATAGGAATCAAATATTAATCCTACATTTGTTTGTGTTTGATTTAACATATTATGTCTTGAACAATCACAATTAAATTTCTTACATAATGTTATATTTGAACTCAAAGATAATCCAATAAATGCATCTTTATTATTAGCTTTTTTTTTTACTACATTTAAATAATTTTTATTACAAATAGTATTTTTACTATGAATAAATTTACATTTTGGATCAGAACAACATTTATTTTTCCAAAAAACACAATACGAAGGTTCAATATTATTTCTTTTTAAATTTTCTAATTCTTTTTTAGAATTTTCTAAATTTATTTTATAGTTTTCATATGCAGAATTATCATGTATATATTTACACCATTCAATTCTACAATTACCATATTTCAAATTATAAGAACAATAACATGGGTTGATATTTGAATTATATTCATCTCTTAATTTTATTGAATGATAAAATCTACAATTTGTATTTGTACAATTTGAAACAATAAATTGAGAACAAAAACCTTTAAACTCTTTTTTAATTTCATTTGAATCTTTACATAAAATTTTATTTTGTATTGAATTTTCAAGATCTTCTATATATTTATTTCTTAACGATGATGAATGAATTAGATTACATTTTCCATCACATTTTCCTATTACAAAATTTACACAATTACCTTTAAATCTATTTATTATATCAAATCTATTTAATGGTAAATCATTATTATTTTTGTTAACAATTTTATCATATAACATAAATAATTTAGTTATATTGTTATTATTCTTAAATTCAATTTTTTTATTATAAAATTAAACAAATGGTTGAATAATATTTCTTCTTTCAATTTGCTCAATTTTCATAATAATTGTGACATCAGGTATATTTGGTAAATATGATTTAACAGACATATTATTTGATGGTTTATAAAGGTTAAAATATTTACTATAAACTGTACCAACTTGTTCATAGTTAGAATCTAGTAAAGTAAATTTGATTTTATTATTAGTTGTTTGCAAATTACTATAACTATAGTTTTCAAAAGCATCTCCTCTTAAATACAAATAATCTTTAGATTGTGTAGATGGGAAAAATACACCAAATGTATCATTTATTTCTTGTTCTGTTGCAACTAATCTATTTGGTACAAATGGTAACATACTGAGATAAAATATTTTATCGTCTAATAAATCACGAACACCAAAATTAAATTGACTTAATCTTAATGATGTACCTGGATTTAAAACATTATAAACACGTCCAGAAACATAATTATTTGGATAACCATCAGTCCAAATACCTGCAAATTTCATAACAGTATTACTAACTGTTTGAGGTAAATTTTTACTAATTAAATCAACAACTATATTAGTTATTTTAAATAGTTTTCTATCAACATATGATTTATCAGATTCATTTACTATCAAATATTCTAAATATTGACCTGGAAATATATATTGATAATTAACTGAATTTGTTCGAAAAATATAAATAACTTGACTTTTTAATGTAGAATCATTACCGTACATAATATGGGTTCCATCAGAATCTACAAATGTAATATTTTTATAATAATCACCTATAATTAATCTATTATTTGTAAATAAAGGTAAAGGAAAATGTGTTGTATTACCTAATTCTATCATTGTACCAGTAATATTTTTGATTGGATAAATATTATCATTAATATTTAAATAACTATATATATCTGCTTTAATCAAAATATATTTTGATAAATAATATGGATTATTATATTGAATTGCAACTAAATAAATTTTTTTATTATTAAGATCAACTAATTCTAATACTTCTACTTTAGAACTACTAATATCAAGATTAATTATTGTATTATTAATATTTATACCAGGATAATATGATAATGTAATAGTATTATCTGTGTTATAAATAGGGGTTATACCATTAAATGGTTCACCCATATATTCTCTTGGTATAAATCTAGGTACTAAAATTTGTGCAACTTGAATTTTTTTAATATGATCAAATTTATTTGGTATAATTGCTTTTTTATATTCTGAGTCTGGATTTTCATTAAATGTTAGTTCAAAATTAAATGGGTTTGGCTCTAATATTAAATTTCTACTTTTTGAATTGATTTTTAAGGTATATACATTTGTTTCAATATCTTTAAAATTAAATTTTTCAAACTTAAATATATTTTCTTGATCATTTGTTGTTATATTACCACTTATATCACTCATTAATATAGTTATGAATATATTTTTATATATAGAAAATTGAAATATATATTCATTTATAGTATATCTTATACATATGAGTAAAGCTAAAAATGCTAACACAATATTAATAGACAATGTTATTCTTATTGATACATCATATACATCTTTTCATCGTTTTTTTGCTACACTAAAATGGATGTCTATGGTTAATCCAGAATTGTACAAAGAAAATTTTAATAATCCAGAATATAATTGGATTGATAATAAAGAGTTTATGGAAAAATACGAAAAAATGTATTTAACAAAGATAGAAAAAACTGTAGGGAAAAAAGTATTTAACAAAGCACTAATAATTTTTTGTATGGATACACCAAAAGAACAAGTCTGGAGAACTACTGACTTGAAATGTGATTATAAAGCTGAAAGATTAGATCTTTCACTAAAAAATAATTTCAAACCTGTATTTAAATATACATATAATCATTTGATTCCAAATATTTTAAAAGAACATAATAATATTTTTAAAATTAAACTTGATAAATTAGAAGCAGATGATATTATTGGGCTTGTTGCAAAATATATTGAAGAAAAATATGAAACAAAAAATGTTTTTATAATGTCTGGAGATCAAGATTTTTATCAATTAGGTAGAAAAAATGTAAGTTTTATTAATTATAAAACAAAAAAACCAATAATATTTAATAAAGAAGAAGCAAAACTAGAATTACATAAGAAAATATTATTAGGTGATAAATCAGATTGTATACCCAGTATATTTCCAAGTAAATTTCCTATTAAATTAAAAAAAGATTTAGTTGAATCAATTGAAACATTTAATAATTTTATTAAAGAAAATAAAGATATTGAAGATAAATACAATCAAAACATAAAACTTATAAATTTTGATTATATACCAGTAAATTATAAAAATCTTGTTATTGATGAATTTAATGATATTTTGAAAAAATTTTTGTCTAAAAACAAAAATATGGTTTTTTAATAAAATGTTACCAAATGTTTTATCGTATAATAAATTTACTTCTTCAAGAGCAGCAAGATTTAATAGTATAACCAATAATGATATTGGAGGATTTAATTTAGCTTCAGGTACTAATACATTTAAAATTAATGATCGTACATTTAATTTATTTTCAAATAGATTGATAACAATTGATGGTAAGTCTGATATTGATGGTAAGTCTGATAAGGAAGTTATTCCTGGTAATATTTGTAAGTTACCCTTATTACTTAATCGATATCCTCAAATTCAAGAGGTAAATCTTACTTATCAAACAACATACAAAGAGATAGATAGAGATGATTTAGGAAAGAATTTTGTATGGGGTGATTGGAGTAATTCCAACTTTAAAAATGAATCAAGTGTCTTTATAGGTGAAATTACACAAGATAATAGGATAATAGAAACTAAAATCATTATAGATACTAAAAGTGGTGTTAAAAGTAATGTAGATGTTAAATTATCTGATGTACGTTTATTATATTTAAAGTCAATAAGTGTATCCGAAAATATAAATGATAATTATCATTTATATTTAATTATTCCAAGAACATTAATTAATGAATATTATTATTTAGCAATAATTAAATATGATTCAGACAAAGATGAATTTATTAATAAAAATTATATTATATCAACAGGAATTAGAAGTGGTAATATTAAAGATATTGGATTAAGTGCAGGATCTATTAATACTCCTAATTATAAATTTAAAATAATAAATAAAGATGATACAACAGATGAATTATCTTTATATTATTTCAATTGGTATGAAAATTCATGTGTTACACAATTTATTAATTCAGTTAGAATACCAAGTGATAATTTAATTGTATCTAGTTTTAACGATCTAATAGATTTTGGAAACAAATTTAATGCTGGAAACTCAAATTTAAAAATTGAGTGTATGTTGCCAATTAAAAATATATTTTTGGAAGGTAATATAAAGTTATCACCGAACGGCATAATGAATATTGAAATGTCTTTTGGTAGTCCTTTTGTAAATTGCAGTAATAATAAATTACTAGGAGTTGGGCATAGTAAATTACTTTCAAATAGTAGTATGTATCCATATAATTCTAATAAGTTAAAAAAAATACAAGAGCTAGTACCAAAAACATTAAGAAAATTATTTGGAAATAAATATAAACAACATCATAATGCTTTCCTACCAGAATGTTTAACTGGATATAATTACTTTAGCTATTTTATTAAATATGATGATAATGCCAAAACATTTAATATTAGTGATTTTTTTATACCTATTGATCTATCAGATAAATATCATTTTAGTTTAATTTTCACAACAGGAATATTTAATATTGGAGATAACACATTCATAACATCTGGCGAAGGAGATTATTATAGTAGTATTATAAAATATAATACAAATGCAGTTTTAGATTCATGTAGGCATAATGTTTTATATGATTCATTTAATCTAGATGACATTAACTATTATTTTCAATTAAAATATTTAGATGGAAACGTTGAAAACATCTTAATTGATGAAACACTGAATATCCATCAATTATATAATAAATGTTTTCCTCCATCAGCTGCTACATATTTAGAAAATAGTTCAAGTAGAAGAAATCAATACTATTATAGAAAAAAATACTTAAAATATAAAAATAAATATATGAAATTAAAAAATGAATTAAAATAATTTTATATAATTTCACTTACTAATCCTTTTTCAAGACAAAATTCAGCTGACCATAAAATACCATCAAGTTCTTCTTCTTTAAATTTAATCAAATGCACCTAACACTTAATATACAGATCCACCATGTGAACTAATATATTGTTCTTTTGATTTTAATATTACAATATTTTTGTTTAGATTCAAGTTTACTTAATTCTTAGCCATAGAAATATATTTTATTAGACATCTTTTTCTGAAATGAATAATTATTCAGTTTATTTAATATCATTATAAAATTTCATAAATATGAATATTTATAATAATTTATATTATTATTAATTTTACACCTTTGCACATTTAAAACGCCCATTATAGATATATTTTCTTTGGGTTTTTGCGAGTTTTATTCTTTGCAATATATTTTTCTTTTCTATTATAAGCACCTTCTATGATGTTCTTATAATATTCTTTCGGTATTATTTCTATTGCCTTTGTTATG